CTACGATGTAACTTCCTTTTCTCCTAACGGGGAAAATCTGCTTAGTCACCTGGTCAGCCTCCCACCATTGGTTTTTTACAATGGGGGATTTTAACCACATGACGTAGCGCAGGGCGTCGAACCGGTCTCGCTTGTTCGTATAAACGAATCGGCAATAACGGAAAGTCGCCCAGCCCTGGCTAGATGTTCTCACTGTATCCCAAGGGATATCATAGCAAGCATCTAACCTCTCACGGTCTAAAGTTTTCAGACCGGAGTCGTCAGGGAAATCAAGAGGGACCAACTTAACCTTAAGTCGGTATCTCTTGAACAACGAGAAGATATACGCTAAAAGAGCCTTGTCGTACACGTACTTTAAAGGACCGAAATACGAGATGTATTTCTTTATAGTCCCGTTCAGTATTATGTACAACCAGGGTTCTAACGCACTTAGTCTCGTTGAGGAAGGGGCCTTGATACAAAAAGGCCGCACATTTGAACCATGAAAGTAATCACCTCCACAGCTCTCCCGGAACCCCGGACCTGGCTCAACAAAGGATTTCTCCTCGTTGACCAAGAATCCTACCTCAACGCAAGTGGTCATAAAGACCTCCGCGTCAACGGTAGGGAGGATACAGTCATCGCCAAACACCGACACCGCGTCCCGCTCCTCAGGTAAACTGAGAAGGGAATACGGATTTGTCCGTGTCCGCTGCATGACTGCACCCACTCCGAGTGCCCAGAATACGAGAGTCTCCAGCGGAAACGTTCCCGCGTTACCCATAGTACTCACCATTTCTAGCTCTACTGTTTCCCCTAAGATTTCCATCTCAGGACAGCGGAGCATGGTAACGTACCTGAACCATTGCGGTGGTAGTAAATACCGCAACAGCTCAATCGACACGCAGTCAGATGCTGAGGAGAAATCTATAGTGGCAATTTTGCCACTGATTGATCCTTCCCAGGCAAGACGTTGATGTCGAAAAGGCAAACTCTCTACGTCCAAACCGACAGCTTTCAAGCGACCGTACATAACGGCCATCAACCCTTGTTGAAAAAACATGTTCAACGTAGGTTCGATGGCAATCATGCGCCGCTTTGAGCTATCTTTTGGTACGGTCGTAGCACGTGACGATCTCGTGTAGTCAAACTCCTCAACTATTACATGTTGTTGGCGATTAAGTAACTCTATCGCATCCTCGAACTGTTTGTTCTCGGATAAGTATTGTCTATACAGAGACCCAACTGCTTTGGTACAACTCATCGGCCAAGCAAACTTAGCTTCCCAAGATGTGTCGGAATACCGAACACCTTTGGTCACACCGCCCGAATGGGCGGCATAGTCACACAGTTCACCAAAAGTGATATCCCTAAGCGTCCAGCCTATTAAGGCTTTAGAACGCTTGAGCAAAAGCTCATTAGGGTCCAGCATGTGAGCAGGTATGTCGCGAGGGGCCCGGAATTTCCGGTTAACTTCACGCATCCTGCAATTTGTCGAAAGAAACGCCGTAAAGGCTGCTTTCTCCAGACCTGCTGAATCACTCTGTGTCGAGTCGTACTTTTTAAGGTACGATTTTGACTGAATTGCTGAGTAATACCTCTGCAGCGAATTACCTCCACCGTACAACTGGTGGGCAGAGGATAAGTCACGGTTTACAAACTGGCTAGTCGCTGTTGCGATTTCGTCAGGGTTAAAGAACTCCTTCTTGGGGATCTTTTTTCGCTTCGTTGGTCTTAACATAGGATTCTTCCTTCAGTTTAAGATCATCATCATCGGCGGGACAAGGCGCAATGCCTTTATCCCCCTCACAATCTTCCATGTTCATCTCTTTACAGAGGTTACCATATAGATTGTGAGTAGTGATGTAGTCGTCCATTGGCACTATTGAGCTGCAAGCAGAAATATCCGCTATACAGCATGCCATGAACGCCAATCTGGTTAGATTGGACACTACGCCACTGAACCATCGTCAAACAGACCATCAAAGTCTGCGTCTACACCACAATGTGCAACGAGCTCGCGTAAATACGCGCGTTCGCTGGCATCAGCTTCAGGATCGAAAGCAATCTCGATCTTAACTGAGTTTGTCGTGTAACTTCCATTATCCAACAACATCGGAACATGGAAAACGATGGTTGACCTTTGCTGAGTATAGCCGTTAGGCGCCCCAGCGTTAGGTACCGGTGCTTTTGACGTCGCAAGACAAGTCTTGCGAAGGATCAAATTCGATCCGTCGTCAACGTACAACTTGTTCGTTCCCTCAGTACTACCGAGAGAAGCGAGCGAAGTTGCTGAACCGCCCGTAGGCGCGTACGAAGCCCCAATTGGGACACTAGCATTGGAAAGAGACATTATAGTCATCTCCGGGTTATTAGCGTATCCGTTGTAATACTAAAGCAACGAGGTCCGCTAGCTTGGTTGATGTGTCAATCAGTCCTGAAAATTCCAAAGGTGGAATGACATCGCTGATCAACGGCTCCCATACAGTACGATTGTAAGAACTTGATTCTACAATTCTTATATCGGGCTGTATAGTTACGGCACTTGCATTTGGATACGAATAGTTAACATAACTAAGCGTAGCTGCTGTATTACGCTTTTGCGTCGTCCAGCATGCAAGGATCTTTACATTGGGATCCAAGAAAGACACAACACCTCGAACAGCTTGTGAGATGTTGAACATCCTATCTACCATAAAACTATAAGGCGTAATTGCCCACAGTGTCTCTGGTATATCTTTAAATCTCAAACCATACTTGTACTTCCAATCGTTTAACGGATTAGAAACTTCGTACAAAATGCCTGCTTTGACAGAAGAGTCAATTTTATGACTCCCCTCCCATTGATACCAGGATTTAGATTTTCCTGGTCCCCTTGCGGAGACCGAGTACTCTTCCATACCCCGAGCAGTACGCCTAACTGGGCGTCTAATTTTGTCGCTCTGTGCCTCTAAGAGGTCATGGGCGGAACGAACGAGCGGACGAAAAGCGAATTGATACTGTAACCAGACGTTGGCAATAGCCTGTGCTCTGGTCAAGTATTTCTTTGCGCCTAAGACATCTACGTCCTTTTTAAAGGATTTCGATAAGTCGCGTAACGAGCCAAGGGGATTTTTCAAAAATCGAAAAGTCTCCCTCATCTCTGCGATGTCTTCCGCGAACGAGTATGGCGATCTGTCTACGTTGCCGAGAGCATTGCTCTGGGCAGACTGCACGGCATCGAGAGATGGTTCTGTGGGCGCGGGATAAATACCCCCCGACCATGGAGATCCTTTATCTAACCGTTGAAACTCGGTTAGGGATCCAGACCCATATATCTCGTATACCTTGCCTGACTGTGTAATGGTCGAACGACCACCTACAGTACAGAAGACAGAATCTTTAACATAATCCATTTGGTTGTTGATGATGTCACCGGCATTTCTACGCTTGTAAAAGTTAGGAACGACTACGTCGTTCATCACCTCACTAACGTCCGCGATAGTTGTCTGTCGGGTGCTTTGTTTAACACCGTTGATATACCTATCCACTGGACTCGTAATTGGGCCGTAGCCCCGAGTTCTATGCCGGCTTGTCATTTACATCTCCAAAGGTTATGTGTAAAAATAAATGAAGGTTCCCACGCCTGACGTTTTATAGTCAGGACCAGCATTATCAGGATGTCTGAGGCTTTCTTGCCTGCAGAGCAGAACTAGCTGTTACAACGCTAGTTCCAGATCGATTTCAAACTCGACCACCATGATATGTGTACCAGTTCTCAGCTGGTTGTTCATCGCCGTGGATATTCCCCAAGCATCAAGGGGGCCGCCTGGCCGAACCGCCGTGAAGCAGTCCAGCCTAGCATCCCCCCGTCAGCCAGGAGACCCCTAGGCCCAACCCTGAGAGCCAATCCTTA